CGCCTACGGGCGGGTGACGCAGCTTTTTCCGAAGGGCAAGGAAGCGTGCGTGGAAGGGAATGCACCGCCAGCGTGGTGCTACGGGCATTATTTATCCACATAGCCGAAACAGGGCGCGCTGTGCGTCCTGTCTGCCGGGGACAGCCTCCCGGCACTGACGATGGCAGGCTGAATACTTATATATAATTCGCGCGCGCACGCGCGAATTGAGGCTTGTAACCAATCTTAACTTAGCAACCAGAGAGGAGCTGCGGGGATGTACACAGGGAGAACATTCAACCGGGAGAGCGTATATGTCTGCGGCGATTACATGGACGGAGACATATATCCGGTATTCCAAGCGCCGGGGAAGCGGAGATCGCGGTGCAAGCCCACGAGCGAAATTCAGCAGAAGCTGAACCAGAAGAACGCGGAGAAGAAGCTGACCCGCTTAGTGCACAGCAACTTCACCGAGGATGACATTGCCCTGCATCTGACCTACCGTCCCGGCGAAGAGCCGCAGACGGAGGAGGAAGCGCAGCACATCCTGAGCAATTACATCCGAAGACTGAAGCGCCGGTATGCAAAGCTGGGGATGGAACTGAAGTACATCAGCTGCACAGAATACGGCAAGACCAGCGGAAGAGTGCATCACCATGTCATTCTCAGCGGAGGATTAGACCGCGACACCATCGAGAAGGTGTGGGGGCTGGGATACGCCAACAGCAAGCGGCTGCAGTTCAACGAATCCGGCGTGACCGGCCTTGCGCACTACATCGCCAAGGACAAGCATTTCTTCAAGCGCTGGAACCAGAGCCGGAACCTGACCATCCCGCAGTGCGCGCAGTTTGACGGGCAGCTGAACATGGACGACATAGCAGACATCGAGGAGGCCATCGAGTGCGGAACGCAGTGGCAGTGGTTTGAAGACCGCTACCCGGACTTTCAGCTGGTGGAGGCCACCTGCTACAAGAACAATATCAACCGAGGGACATATATCCACTTCGAGATGCGCAGGCGTGAGTGGAGCGGTTCTTCGGCGGCGCAGCCTGCGCGCATGAAAAAGCGTACTCCATCAGGCAGACCCTGATGCGGGGCAATACATAACCGGGAGGAATTGAATATGGCAAAGACACTGAACGAGTGGGCACGGGACATTCACCAGAACGCGGTGGAGCACGGCTGGTGGGACGAGCCGCGCAGCTTCGGAGACATTGTGGCGCTGTGCCACAGCGAACTGTCCGAGGCGCTGGAGGAATACCGCAACGGGAAACCCATGATCTACGGCTGCTGCGGCCACTGCGACAAGGAAACACAGTGCGAAGTGGATGGCAAGCCGGAGCACAGCTGCAAGCCGGAGGGCATTGCCACGGAGATGGTGGACTGCCTCATCCGCATCCTCGACTGGTGCGGCAAGGAAGGCGTGGATGTGGAGGCGGTGCTGGCGCAGAAGCACGAGTACAACCGCACGCGCCCGTACCGCCACGGAGGGAAAGCACTGTGAAGATCGGAGACAGAGTGCAGCGGGTGCCGGAGACTTTCGGAGAGACGGAAGAGATCAGAGACCGGAACCGGAAAAGAAAGGCACGCAGACGCGCCTACGACGGAACGGTGATATACATCCATCCGCTGGGGCGGTTCCATGTGGTGGCTTTTGAGACACGGGGGGGCACCATCCGGGAGAGCTTCGCGGGCGTATGATAACACGGGAGGTGAAGCAGATGTTTCGATATAAGCGCGGCGTGAAGGCGGACTACAACCGGCAGGGGTATATCTACTTCACCTCCCGCCGCTACCGGGAGCTGGACGAGGCGGCGCAGCAGAAGATACTCAACCTGTGTTTGGAGCACGGCGGGGAGTATTATCAGGCGCTATTCGAGTTTGTGACCACGGATGCCAGCGCCACGGCGCTGGCCATGCGGCACCACATGGACAAGACCACGCTGTACCGGAAGGTGCGGAAGTATTACGAGAACTTCCCAACGCAGCTGTAAAAACACATGCAGAACGCACGCAGGAACACACCTGCGTGCGTTTTTCGTTTTCGGAAAAGTTGCAACTCAGCGACACACTTTTTGCCGTACCATGATAGCGTGAGCTGGCGCACACCGCCAGCGGGTAAGAGCACAGCAAGATAATTCGAGGGGCGGGCGAAGGCTGTGCGGCAAAATGAATTTTTCCCCACGACAAGCGCGCACGATGCGCGCACGCACGCGCGGGAACCTTATAGCGCCGGAGCAAGGAGGTGGCGCAGATGGCTGCAGGAAGGCCGAAAAAATACACGAAAAAGGGACTGCGGGAAGCAATCGAGCGTTATTTCCGGAGCATATCACGGACAATTCCGGCAAGAGACGACACCGGCGGCATCATCCGCAACGATGACGACGAGGAGATCAAGGTGGTGCAGTTCGTGGTGCCGCCGAGCGTGACGGGCATGTGCCTGTATTTGGGCATTGACCGGAGCACATGGCAGAACTACGCGGACGCTGCGCTGCATCCGGAGCTGGCGGGGATATGCCAAGGGGCGCGAACCCGAATCGAGGCGTATCTGGAGCAGGAGCTGCTGACACGGGAGAAGGGCGTGCAGGGCATCATCTTCAACCTGCAGAACAACTACGGCTGGAAGCAGAAGCAGGAGGTCGAACTGGGCAAGGACACCCGCGAGAGCATGAAGCACGCCGCCACCTACCATGAGAAGTTGGCGCTGCTGAGGGCTGATGACGGGGAGAGCGAGTGCGATGAAGACGAAGTGGACGGCCTCTGAGCTGAAGGCCATGAGCCGCGAGGAGATCGACAAGCTCTATGAAATCGTAACGTGGTACGAGGGACTGCGGGAGACCAACAACGAAACCTTCCTGCCGCTGTTCGCTGACACACACCGGTATCTGGTGCTGAAAGGCGGCGGCGGTTCGGGCAAGTCCATCTTCGCGGGACGGAAGGTGCTGGAGCGGGCGGTCAACGAGCCGGGACACCGCTTCCTCGTGTGCCGTAAGGTAGCGAGGACGCTGCGAGAGAGCTGCTTCAAGCAGCTTTTGGGACAGCTGGCGGAGTTCTATCCGGACAGCGGGTACAAGGCCAACAAATCAGACCTGACCATCTCTTTCCAAAACGGCAGCGAGATCATCTTTGCGGGACTGGATGACGTTGAGAAGCTGAAATCCATCTACAACATCACGGGCATCTGGATTGAAGAGGCCAGCGAGCTGCTGGAGGGAGACTTCAACCAGCTTGACATCCGACTGCGCGGAAAGACGCGGGAGTACCAGCAGATCATCCTGAGCTTCAACCCGATCAGCATTCAGCACTGGCTGAAGAAACGATTTTTTGACCGGCGGGACAAACGAGCGCGGGTGCACGAGAGCACCTACAAGGACAACCGTTTTCTGGATGCGGCAGCCATACGGACGCTGGAGAGCTTTCAGGAGACGGACGAATATTACTATCAGGTCTACTGCCTCGGCATGTGGGGCGTGACGGGCAAGACGGTATTCAACGGCAAGGCCATCGGAAGACGGCTGCAGGAGCTGAAGGAACCGGTGTGCACCGGCCTCTTCACATACGCGGATGACGGGCTGACGCTGACGGACATCCGATGGGAGGACGCGAGGGACGGCTGCATCAAGGTCTACAAGAAGCCGGAGAAGGGCGTGCCTTACGTCATCGGCGGAGACACTGCAGGAGAAGGCAGCGACAGCTTTGTGGCGCAGGTGCTGGACAACAGAACCGGAGAGCAGGTGGCGGTGCTGCGAGGCAAGTTCGACGAGGATGTGTTCGCACGGCAGGTCTACTGCTTGGGGCTGCACTACAACACGGCGCTCATCGGCATTGAGACCAACTTCTCCACTTACCCGGTGATGGAGCTGGAGCGGCTGCGGTATCCGAAGCAGTACATCCGGGAGAGCATCGACGATTACACGCACAAGATCAAGCAGAGCTTTGGCTTTCTCACCAACACGAAGACGAGGCCGGTCATCCTTGCGGAGCTTATCAAGGCGGTGCGCGATGACATCACCAACGTGAACGACGAGACAACGCTGCAGGAGATGCTGACATTCGTGCGCAATCCGGAGACGCTGAAGCCGGAGGCGGAGCTGGGAGCACACGATGACTGCGTGCTGAGCCTTGCCATCGCACACTACATCAGGCCGCAGCAGAGCTACATCGCACAGAAGGAAACGGTGGCGCGGCTATGGACGGCATCCATGTGGGAGGACTATGAGAACGCATCACCGACGGAGCGGGAGATGCTGCGTAAACGCTGGGGCAATCCGCAGCGATAACAGGAGGACGCTATGAAGAAACAGGACAAGAACAAGCTGCGGCTTTGGCAGGACAGGCTGAAGACCAACGAAGCGGCATACGACGGCGAGACCAGCCGCATGGACGAGCGGGAGGCGCTGTATGCCGGGACGAACGAGATGCGGCCTATCGTGCAGGGCGAGCGGAAGACGAAGGCCGTGCATGTGCGCAATATCTGCGCGGAGATCATCGAGGCGCAGACAGACAGCAACATTCCGCAGCCGAAGGTGACGGCCAGACGCAAGCAGGACGAGATGAAAGCAAAGCTCATCGAGGACATGCTGCGCAACGAGCTTGACAGAATGCCGTTTGAACAGCTCAACGACATCATGGAGCGGACGGTGCCCATTCAGGGCGGCGCGGCGTTTCTGGTGGAGTGGGACAACACGCAGCGGACGCACTTCACCATTGGGGAGCTGGCGGTATCCACGCTTCACCCGAAGCAGATCATCCCGCAGGACGGCGTGTACACCGGCATCGAGGACATGGACTACATCATCCTCAAAATCCCGCAGACGAAGGAATACATCCGCAGGCGCTACGATGTGGACGTATCAGACGAGAGCGAGGAAGAGCCGGACATCAAGGGCACCGGTGGGGACACCACGGCGAACGACCTTGTGACGCAGTACATCGCATACTACCGCAACGACAAGGGAGGCATCGGTCTTTATAGCTGGGTGAACGACACGCAGCTGGAAGACCTTGAAGACTATCAGGCGAGGCGGCTGCGCAGGTGCGTGAAGTGCGGCGCGGTGGAGCCGCTGCTGACGGAGCCGGAGATGGACGCGCCGGACATCCTGCTGCCGAACGGCATGAGCACGGCGGCGGAGGTGGACTTTGACGCGGCGGCGGATGCGCTTGCAAGAGAGACGAGGCCGCTGCCGCTGCGGGGCGGGCGGAAAAAATGCCCGTACTGCGGCGGAAGCAAGTGGGAGGAGACCGAGGAAGAGTTCGAGGAAATCCCTGTGGCCGTCACCAGAAGCGACGGCAGCACCATCGGCGGCATGGTGCGCCGAGAGGCGGCATCCGACACGGAGACGGACGAGCTGGGGCTGCCGGTGGTGGAGATCATCGAGGAGCCGACGAAGGTGCCGTTCTACAAGCCAGACATCTTCCCGGTCATCCTGCAGAAGAACGTGAGCGTGTACGGCAGGTTCTTGGGAGACAGCGATATTGACAAGATCGCTGACCAGCAGAACACCACCAACCGCATCGAGAGCAAGATCATCGACAAGCTGCTGAAATCGGGCAGTTACATCACGCTGCCGGACGAGGCCAGCATCCGCGTGGACGCGGAGGACATGAAGGTCATCCGACCGGGCAATGCGGCCACCAAAGCGCTGATCGACGTATACGACCTGCAGGGCAACGTGGAGCAGGACATGGTGTACCTGTCGCAGGTATACGAAGAGGCACGCCAGATCATCGGCATCACGGACAGCTTTCAGGGGCGGACAGACCGCACGGCCACCAGCGGCAAGGCAAAGGAGTTCGCGGCGGCGCAGAGTGCTGGCAGACTGGAAAGCAAGCGCGTGATGAAAGACGCGGCGTATGCGGCGCTGTTCGAGGCCATGTTCAAGTTCAAGCTGGCGTACACGGACGAGCCGAGGCCGGTGGTGTCCAACGACATCCACGGCAACGCACAGTACGAGACGTTCAACCGCTATGACTTCCTTGAACAGGACGCGGCGGGAGAGTGGTGCTGGAACGATCAGTTCCTCTTCAGCTGCGATACCTCCGCCCCGCTGGCATCGAACCGCGAGGCCATGTGGCAGGAGACGCGCATGAACCTGCAGACCGGAGCCTTCGGAGACCCGGCGCAGATTCAGACGCTCATCCTGTTCTGGACGAAGATGGAGCTGCTGCACTATCCGGGAGCCGGAGAGACGCGGGCATACCTCGAAGAGGAACTGCACAAACAGCAGCTGCAGCAGCAGATGGCCATGCAGATGCAGATGGCACAGCAGCAGATGCAGCAGGCGCAGATGCAGCGGCAGCAGAATGGCGGGCTGGACATGCAGACCGCACAGGCCGTCATCCAGAGAGCGCAGCAGGACGCTGCGCGTGATTCCGGGCAGACCATGGGAGCAAATGCTCCCGTCTGACATAGATACTTCCCTATCATTCGGGTATCGCCCGACCTCCTGAAGCGGGAAGCGGCGCGGGACTGGGGCACCCGCGCCGCCGACCGTGACACAAAGGAGCATCAAGGAAAGAAAGGAGGACGCAGAGATGGCAGATAAGACCTACGCTGGCAGCATCAAGAACACCGGCGCGCAGGTGGTGAAGGCACCCTTCAGCGGCGACAACAAGAAGGGCAACGGCACCGTGAAGACCGGCAACGACCTGAGAGGCAGCAAGAACAAGTAAGACCATCTGACAAAGCAAGCCCCACATTCGCAGGAAAAGCGCAAAAATCCAGAGAGGAGCACAACACATGGACATCGACTACGGCGCATTGTTTGGCATTGACGAAGGCGGAAAAGAGCAGGAGATCGCCGACCCTGCCACGGACGAGACCACACAGGCGCAAGGCGCAGAAGAGCAGGAAGCCGCCGACCCTGCCGAAGAAGAGACGCAGGACACAAGCGCCGAAGAACCGCAGGGAGCTGCGGAGGACGGCGAAGATCATAGTGAGACGGGCAAGCAGACCCCGGAGCAGAACGCAGCGTTTGCGGCGGCACGCCGCAAGGCGGAGGCGGAGCGGGATGCCGCCGTGGAGAAGGCGCGCACAGACGCACAGGAAGAAGCGAGGCGCACCATCGACGAGGCGTTCCGAAACAGCGGACTGGTGAACCCGTACACGAAGCAGCCCATCACATCGAAGGCGGAGTACGACGAGTACCGGCAGCGCTTCGATGCAGAGCGCAAAGCCCGCGTGCTGAAGAAGAGCGGGATGAGCGACGAGGAGTTCAACGCATTCGTGAACGACCTGCCGGAAGTGAAGCAGGCCAAGGAAGCGCAGGCGGCGGCGGAGCGGGCGCAGCAGGAGGCCAACGAGGCACAGGCACGGGTGAAGGTGGACGAACAGCTAAAGGAGATCGGCAAGCTGAACCCCAACATCCGGGAGCTGAAAGACCTTGCGGCCATGGAGACCTATCCGAAGTTCTACGAGCTGGTGAAGAAGGGCAACACGCTGGTGGATGCCTACCGGCTGGCAAACTTCGAGGCTCTGACCAGCAGCGCGGCGGCGGCCACCAGACAGGCAGCTCTCAACAACCTGCAGGGCAAGCAGCACATGGGACAGACCAAGGAACGAGGCGCGGGCGCGGTGAGCGTACCGGCTGAAGTGAAGGAGATGTACCGCGCGCTGAATCCGGGTGCCACGGATGCAGAGATACAGGCACACTACAACCGCAGCCATAAAAAGGGCTGACGAAGCGAAAGGAGAAAAGCACAATGGCTTTCAAGATTTATTCCACTGATGACAACCGCGTGCCGGGTATTGAATACCTGCCCGCAAGCGCCATCACACCCAAGGTGGGCATGGCACTGACGCAGACCACCGGCCAGCTGGCGCTGGCTACCGGCGCAACCGCGCCCACTTACATCTCCATGTGCGAAAAGGACGGCGAGTGCACGGCGGGCGACATCATCCCCGTTATCCGCGTGGGCAAGGACATGATTCTGGAGACCACCTTTGCAGCTGCCGCAACCAGCATCAAGCTGGGCGACAAGGTGACGCTGCACACGGACGGCCTGCAGGTCACGGCCACGACCACCAACGGCGTGGCGGAGGTGGTGTACATGGACGGCACCGCCAGCGGCAGCATGTGCCGCGTGCGCTTCTAAGAACGACGAAAGGAGTACAGTGAACAATGGCTAATATCACCTTTACCGAAGGCTCCGGCCTTCAGGACAGCATTTTCGGCAAGTCTCAGGAGCCGATCAAGATGTTCCTCGAAAAGAG